GTTACTGTTATATCACTTGATGATTGTGCGCTTGTATTTGGAAAATCAAGAGTAGCTAAAACAAATCCACCTAAATTTAAAGTACCTCCAGATAAATTTAAACCACTACCTAAAGTTATTTCGCCAACAGTATTACTTGAATTTACACCAATTAGATGAGTTAATGATGAAGTTGCAGCCATTGTTCCTACACTTACACCTCCTGTCAATGTGCTGAATCCTGTTGCGCTAAAAGCCCCACTTGTTGCCAAATCTCCCGTAAATGTTTTATTTCCTGCCATACTTTGAGTTGACGTAGTAACTACGCCCGATGCAGTAGTGGAAGCATTGGCAATCGTTATATTTGGTGTAGTTCCTCCACTTGATGAAATAGGTAATGTTCCTGTAACACTTGTTACCGTTCCATTACCATTACCCGTTCCTGCACCAATAGCAGTTCTAAAACTTGCAGCATCTAAAGCAGTAACCGTATTATCAGCGTTAAATCTTGGAAATGTAATAGCTGAAGGATTGGTTAATGTAAACATTGATTGCCCTATTATTGTACCTCCTAAATCAGAACGCATTCCATCGGCTGCCCTTTGGCTAATCGTGTTATCAGCATTGTATCGTAAAAAAGATATAGCGCCTAAATCAGGTAATAAAAACGTATTTGCACCTCGCACCGTTGCGCCTAAATTAGTTCTTGCGGCTGAGGCAGATGTTGCACCCGTACCACCATTTAATATTGGTAAAGTACCGGTAACTTGAGAAGTTAATGAAACATTTGAAAGTGTGCCTCCTAAGGTTAAATTACCACTACTTGTAACAGTACCTGTTAAAGTTATACCGTTTACTGTACCTGTGCCTCCCACACTTGTAACAGTGCCTGTAGGAATAGTTTGAGTAGAAAGTAATCCTGTACTACTTGCTGTAACCATTCGAGTACCGGAGCCTGCAAGGTTAAATAATGTGGTTGCGCCTGTAACGCCAAGCGTACTTCCAATAGTAGCACTATTTACGATAGATATATTTCCTAAAGGAGTTATAGTCATTCTTGTTGTTCTTGCAGTTCCAAATCCTGTAAGAAAATTTAAAGAGCCGACGTCAACTCCAACACCATCGCCACTACTTTCGATTGATGCACCGTTTGCTTCAAATCCAGGTGTATTAGAATTAAATATTATTTTACCATAATTAGATACGTCCGAAGATGATAATCTTAAAATAGAATTAGAACTTTTATTTATACGTAAATCACCTGTCAATGTACCTCCTACTAAAGGTAAATAAGTTGATGCTGCTGATGATTGAGTAAGATAAGTAGAAGCCGCAACGCCCGACCGCAAATAATTTGTAAGCATTGAAGAAGTATCACTTACCAAAAGCGCGGCGGTTGTATCGCGCCAAATACCTTCATTACTTTTATAATAAAGTGAGGCATTATTTGTAGGCGATGTTATACGAGTGTCGTGAAGCTCGTCAAGCTCCTGACCGTTACGAATTTTTACGAACAATTCCCCAGAACCAACACTATTTTTTACACAAACACCAATATAAACAGTGTGTTGAGGTGCTTGAGGTTTTGTAGATGTTAATTCCCCAGCCACAGTTGGCGAAAGGTATACGGCTGAGTCTTCGACTAAAGCACTCGTATTTATTCCTGTTATTAACCCCTCAGTTATAACATATCCACTTTGATTGTTCGCTATGCTTTCGGCAACTATTCCAAAAGTATTAGCCGAAAAAGCATCGGTAACACCTAAGGCTTTTGCAACGGTTATCCTGTTACCCTGACTTCCTGATAAATATACCGCCGTGCCTTTTGTCAATGTTGCTCCCGTGCGATTGTTTACCCTTTGATGCAACTGTTGCCCAATAACATTAGTAACATTACCACCTTTTAAGCCTTGAATTAAAGAGCCTTGCGTGTCATTATATTCAACTTCACCAACTCCAACCGTGCCATCCTTTGCCGTATTAAAAGTTATAGAATCAAATGGCATAGTAACACCTTGAATTATAACAGTATCGCTATTATTAAATTTCCATCCTCCTTTAGTCTTTATGTAACTAAATAAGACATTGTTAACTGTATCAAATAAATGATAAGCATTATTTATTGTGGAAGGTTTAAGGCTTACTGTATCGGCTGCTCTTCCTCTAAAAACCAGCCCATCGCCTGTAGTCTGGTAACCAAGTCGCTGTTTGTTTCCTGTTGATGGGTACTGGGCAAAGGCAAAGGATGAAGCCAAAACAATAATAGCAATAACAAGCCTTTCTCGTTTATTACCTACTTTGTTAATGACCTTTTTCCCGACGTTAAGAAGAAGCTCGCGAAATAATGTTAGGGCTACTTCGCCAACTGCTTTTAAAAACCTTCTTTCTTTTTTTGGTGCTTTGATTTCTTCCATTAGTTTATATTTATTGCAAATACAATGTAATTACTTCCATCGTAATGACTATTTGAATCAATAGTAATAGTATCAGGTGCAGTTATTACATATTGAGATTCTATTAATTTTTGCCCGTTTTGATACACATGAATAGATGCTGCCAAATTAGTTTTAGGTAAAATACCTCCATTCTGTGTCCATGTTAAAATATTGGATGTGGTATTCAAAAATTCTTGATTAAAAATTGAAACGGCTGAACCAGTAACAGTAACGTTATTTATTGTTTCCGTCACATTATTGTTTACCACTCCGCCACTACCTGCATTATTAGCAACTTCGGCAAAATCTCGAGGTTTAGACAAAACAGTTCTTTCTGTATAATTAGGCATCTAATTCTATTTTAAAATAATCACCCTGCCAAATCTCTGTTTTTAAATCAAATGAACCTCTTTCAAAAACATAATACCCGGAAGAATATTCTATTACTTTGTGAGGTAAATATGGCTTATCAACTACTAAATTTTGAAATGGCATATCTACCATGCGCAACTTTGGCGTAAGTTGTCCGCGTATAACTTCGTTAACTAATAGCTGTGTAACGTTATTAAAACCCGATCCGTTTCCAACATCCCAACTACTACTATTTTGATATGTACCAGATTCCAAAACTTTTAAACCTCCGTCGGTTGTTTTACTTGGGCCGTCACCGATGTATGTATCTAAACTAAAAATTGTGGAAGATTTATCGTCGTTATCCGAGCCATATTCCAAAATATCACTTTGTCCTGTCGTTGCTCCTGAAGGTAAAAATTCAAGGTAATTATTGCTTAGTAAATAAGACACGGCAAAGTTTGAAATAATATTTGTACCTGCCTCGTTTCGCATTTCTTTTAATCTCATTTCCCAAATGTATTCCGCAGTATCGGGAATATTTAATGTGTCAAAAGTTATGGTTTTATAGGCAATAAAAGCAGCATCATTGTTTATAGTTTCTGTATTAAATTCAAATTCAGAAAAGGTACTTTCCCAACTGGCAGGTTCTAACTGAAAATTAAAGCCGCTTGTATAATTTACATTTCTATTTAAATACTTGTTTTCTTGCTTTACTTCTAATGACTTTATTTTGCCTGTAAAACGAGGAGATGAAACACTATCAAATTTTAAAGTATCTGTATTAGTCGCAACTATCACATATTCGTAATCACCACTTTCTGTAATTGTTTTTGTTAATCCTCCTAATCTTAATCTTAACGCTCCAGCGTTATCAACGTCAACTTTAATTTTAACGTAATACTTTCTACCACTCACTACACTAAATGTAGTGTAAAACGCTTCCGTAGTCACTAAAACACCACTAAGTATTTTATTATCAATTAGCCATCCACTGCCTATTGTCCAGTTAGCACTTTCGAAGCCTTGTAATGGAAAGCTATTTATAATAGATGCAACCTTTACGGCAAATACAAATTGATAAGGTTGAAAATTAACAGGATTTAAAGCTTGAGCGTAAAATCCTAAAATACCTGTGTAGGACAATCGAGCATCCGCATTAGTTGAATCTAAAGTTGGTGTAATGGTTGTTATCGGTGTGGCGTTATTTGCATAGTTGTATTCGACACCAGCTAATAAATTTTGTTTAGCAAAGTGATTGTATCTAATAACTACATTTTTTAGTGCAGGGTAATATGTCCATTTACCACCAGATAAACGTAATAAATCACTTGTAGGAAGATTATTTTGAATGTTGGATATGGTAAAATCTTCTGTAAATGTACCTACACTTTGAACGCCAAAGCCACTATATTTAAAATACCTATGAGATTCTGGAGTTCTTGAATATTCATTAACTTGAATAAACCAATATTGATTTCCCGAAAAGATTAATCTTGCGCCAAACGTTTGACATATCTTTTTTAAAACATCGTAGCAACTTTGGTAAATGTAGTTAGCCTTTGTGTCTTTGTGGTAAAATGCCCGATGCTGAATAACTGATAATAACGCGTAATCATTTGCAGCATTGTAAGCCGTTGTATTTTCGTGCCAATTAAAAACGGTGTGTAATACAGGTAAATTATTCGCTACTAAATTCTCTTGTACAAAATCCAACTGATTTAAGCAGTTTAAAATATGTTGCACTACGGTGTCTTGTCCATTGTAAGGACCAACCGCGCTTTTGTAGTCTAATGTTTTTAGCCAACCTAAGCCGTCAATAGCAGATATTTGAGCCTGATAGCCTAAAGATAGTGGCACGTCCTCAAATTCCACTAAATCGGTAACTATATAACCGTACCACCTAAAAGAAATCGTTGTATTATCGTCCTCATAGGCAGTTAGTTGCATGGTAAATCTACCCTCAATCGCCAATCCAATATCAAGTAATAAAGCCTGTAAATCGTTGCTATTTATCAATAACGACAAAGAACATCGAGAACCTATAATAGGCGTAAATCTTTCCGCTCCTTGTTGGCTTTCGCTATCATACTGAATGCCCAACGATAAGGTATCGAACGTACCGACAGAACCAGTATAATTAGCATCTTTAATTGATACAGTTATCTTTCTACTTTTTTCGTTATATACCGTCGTTTGATACCTTACCGCCATTATTGTATTCTACTTAATCCCTTTTGAGATCGGTTTAATAATATTATTAAATCATTTCCACTAATCCTTGTTTCTAAGCTACCACCGATTCCCATGTCACCCATCATTGATTTTAATTTAGATAAAGGTGCTATAACTTCCGGGTCAACTCGCGCGTTTCTATTATCTCCTACTAATGCCATTGTTGGGCCTGTTGCTAAACCTCCTTTAGCTAACTTTGGAGCAGATACTTTGTTTAACAAAGTATTAAATAAAACCGATGCACCAGCACCAGCAGCACCAGCAACTGCAATGGCAAAAGGCCCTAATGCTTTACCCGTTGGGCCTGCTAAAATATTCTTAACAATACCAGCAACACCTTCTTTTATATAAGCTGAAACTATTTGCCTTGCAGCTTGTAAAGCAGCACTTGCCATCTTCTTCATATCTGTTTCACCTTGTACCGCTAAATTACTAAAAGCATCAACTGCGGCTGTAAGTGCAGATGTAAGTGTATTTCCAAAACTCATCATTTGAGCCTCAACTGCTACAAATGAGTTTTTAACATCTTCGTTTGTTTCTTTTAATCTTTGGTTATTTGCTGCTGCACTAACTAATTTTGTAGATAGTAAATCTAAAGTAGGCAACATATTTGTAATGCCTGTATTTTCTGCAGTTATCGCAGCTACAGGACTTGTACTACCACCACCACCGCCACCAATTATAGTATTTGCTGCGGATTCTGTCGCATCTGTTGGTACTACATTACCTCCTCCTGTTGTTGGTTTAGCCGTTGCAGTAAAAAGGCTTTTAAATTTACCTTTAAGACTATCGACTGTTTCCCCTATTGTTTTAAATTCAGCAGCTACTATTCTTTGTTCTTCCTGATACTTTGTCATACCAGATAAATCAAACAAATCTAAACCTAATGCCTTTTGTAAGCTATCTAATTTGCCTAATACAAAAGTTACTCCCTGCATTACAGAGTTCTTGATATTTATCCAAATATTTTTAAAATTATCACTAAACGCTTTCCAGTTATCGTAAACGTATAAAGCAATCGCACCGACCGATGCAATAGCAGCCACAACCGCAAGAATAACAGGATTAGCAAGAATAGAAGCAAAAGCCGTAGATATTGCACTACTCATTAATAAAATTGTAGTTCTTATTAATCTTATAGTTCCAGCAAGCGCTCCGAAAGTAGTGATTAATTTACCCACTATAAATATTGCGGGCCCGATAGCTGCAACAATTAAACCAGTTTTTACAATAAATTCCTGAGTGGCAGGATTAAGACCTTTAAAGCCTTCTACCAAATAATTTATTTTTTCAGATAAAGCCGTAAATACTGCCTCTAAATTTAAACTATTATTAATTGCTTTTCCAAGTTCTGCAAGACTATTTGTAACGTTATCTTTTAAGTTGTCAAAAGCATTACCTAAGCCTCCATTGGCTCGTTCTAATTTACTTAAAGCCGATACCGAACGAGTTATAAATTCTTCACTATTTACCCCAATGGCTCTAATTCCTTCCGCAGTCACCGTGCCAAATTCTTCTTTCATCACGCGCGCAAACTCAGGAAGCCTTTCTTTGATTTGATTTAAATCCTCTTGTGTAACCTTACCAACCGCGCTTATTTGACTTAAAGCTAAAGTAACTCCGCTAAACTGTTCTGCTCCACCTCCTGCCCTTGCTACAGCATTACCAAATTGTGTTATAGTTTCCCTTGCAGCGTCGGCACTCATTCCTACAGATTGCAATGAAGCCGAAGCCTTAACAACTTCGGGTAAAGCAAGACCAGGATTCTCGGCAACTTTTCGTAATTTTTCTAATTCAACGGCTGCTTCTTCACTACTTCCCATGATGGCAACTAAACCATTTTGCAGCTTTTCCATATCTGCAAAAGATTTTAAAGCAGCCGCACCGACGCCAATAATAGGCAATGTCAATGACTGGGTTAAAGTTGAACCAAGATTTGACATATTTTGTCCAAATCTTGTCATAGATTTTTCTACCTTACCTAATTCTTTATCGAGATTAGTGGTATCAATACCCAGCTTTAAAAGTAGTTTACCTATTGCCATTTATGCTTCTTTATCCCATTTGTCAAATATTGTTTTGTCATTATTTGTCAAACTTCTTTTAGTTTCTTTTTTAGTAGGATTCTCCCATGGGAACTCGATTAAGTCTTTTGGCTTTAAACTCTTTCCTTTTGCCGTATGGACATTTAGTAAAAAAGTTGTTTGCCATCGTATTCGTTCCCATTCTGTTTGCTCCTGTTGTTCAAAGTGATTGTTATAACCTTGCATAGCCATAACAACCTCTCTAAAACTCATGTCGTTGTATTGCGAAGGAGGAAATCTTAAAACTCCGAAACAAAAGCGTTCGATGTATTCAAGTGTGAGCTCTCCACCTTCGCCACTACGTTTTTTTCGCTCTCATCTTCTGGAGGTGAAATCTCGTTTGAAATCATTTCCATTATACGAGTTATGCCTCCCATGTCTGTATCGACCAAATCGCAAAAAGATTGTAAATCATAAGGACATTTTTCTCCTTTAGCTTTGTACCCTTGTTGAACACCTGCAAAAGCAAGTTCTAAGGCTAATAATAAATCTTCGCCAAGTTGGGAAAGGTCACTAAGTTTTAGCTTCCTTTCCCTTAAAAATGTACCTAAAACGAACATACCAAATTTAATTGGAATGTCCGCATTAGCTATTTTTATTGTTTTCATTTTAGGTAATTTTTAAATTATGCTTTAGTAGTTTTCACAATCGCTCCTGTAACTTCAAATGAAGCTGAATAGCTTACATTCTCTTCCACGCCAGCGTTAAGGTCTAATGATGTACAAATGGCACTCATCGTGTAAACATTATCACCCACAACGTCCGTAGTAAACTTAATCGTTAATGCAGTACCTGCCACAAGGTCGGTAAATAAATCATCAAACAAATAGTTTGTCGAAGCATCGCCCGGGCCTGCGTATAACGCCTCAGTAGAAAGTGTACCGGATAACTGTCCCTTCTTTACTTCTCTCCATCCTCCAGCAGCTGAATCCTTTGTGAGAATTTCACGCATAGCAGATGAAATGTTCATTTGGCACGAAGTAGCATAGCCGATAGCCGTACTATCTTTATAAAGCCTCATCAGCGTACCATTAATTATTCCTGTGGTTGCCATGTTTATTTATTTTTTGGTTTAGTAATATTTTCTTCTTTGCCTTCGTCGTTAAAATACGACATTGGAACAGGAATAGGAATGTAAACAGGATCTTGTTGTTGCTCCTCTTTAATTGGCATTTGTTCAACTACAAAATCCTCATCAAGTAGTTCAGCTATACCATCCTTAATCATTTGTTCGCCATATTCCGAAAGAAAAACGCCTACTTTACCCGGCTCTTTTCCATTCCATTCTTTTAAAAGTCTTAATTTCATCTTTTCATTTTTGCTAAAAAATCAACACTCATCCAATATACAGATAGTTCAGCGTTGTAAACTTGGGAATCAGATGCAGTATATTTTATACTTTGAACTTCGACGCCTTCCACGGTACCAACAAATCTGTCCAATCTGTTTCTAATAAGGTTGGCTAAATCTTGCGTATCGTCGTAGTTTTGCGTATAAACATCTATTTGTATTTCAATTTCTTCTAAGTTGCTTTGCCCGTCTTTGTAATCTACTGGAGTGCTATTTGTGATAGTGTAAACAACAAAAGGATATTGAACATTTTGAGGTACAATATCAGGATAAATTTTACTTCCAACGTAGGCTAATATTGCCCCGTCAGTTGATAATCTGCTGTATATCAATTTACCTATCATAACTCCCAAAATTGACGTGGAAACTCCTTCATGTACTTTAATGCCATTGATGACATTTTGTTAATCACCGCGTTTTGGCTTCCCTTTTCTGCCTTATTTCTAACCTTACTTATCCATGCTTTTGTACTACCAAATACCATGTGCGCATAAAAACCGTCTGTTTTATCTTCGCTGCTTAGTTTAACACCTACACCAGCATCTTTATATAAAGGGCCTACAGAAGTTAACAAAGCCTTCCAAGACTTTTTATCCGAAATGTTTTGAATAGCACGTCTAAGGTTGCCTGGTTCAATGTTATATTTAGGGCCGCTCCATCTATCCATTCCACGCGAATAAAACTTGTGAGGTTTATTTGAACGTGGAACAAAAGATTTATAGACCTTTAATGCTATCGGTGCGGCTGCGTCAGATATTTCTTTCCTCTTTTCTTTTGTAACCTTATTAATCATATCATCAAGTTCAGTAACAGACTTTGCAAAGTTGTACATCTTAAAGAGTTTACCTGCTTTAGTTGTTTTCTTTTGGGTCTCGTTTTCAAGAGCCCTAAGCCTGTTTAATTTACTTCTTGATATTGACATAATAATATTTTATCCTGCCTATATTTCAAGGCAGGAATATTTTTAAGCTACAGTCAAAGTAAGCTGCAAAGCGTTAAATTTTACTTCGTCACCTACGGCAATTGATTTACCTTCTGGTGGAGTTAAAGCACCATAAAATAATAAGTTTCCGCCTGTTAATGCATCAAATACAGCAAAGAATGTAGCTGTTTGAGCAGTTGGAGCACTTGGTGTAATGGTAATTACATTCGTATTTGACAATGTACCTGCGCCACCTGTTCCCCTTGTCCATCCTGTAGCCGCGTACGTAACACGAGAGTACAATGCAGTTCCGCCTGTGCCTGTGTCAGTTGGTGAACCGTTAAATAATTGCACAAACGTATTTGTAGGAGCGGTAGGAAAAGCCGTCCCGTTTATCCACGCGGTAATCGCGTCCTCCATGTAATTTGAAAAAGCTGCCATTTTATAAAGTTTTTAACGTTAAAAATTTATTTCTTCCCAGTTGCCTGTTTCCTCATTATAAGGGTATGTTTTCATAGTTTTAAATTAGTTAAAAGTTACAGTACTTGATGTTGGTGTAAATGTTATTGTATAAATTTTAAATTCACCAACGATAACAGGTGTTGTTCCTAAAACACCAGATGTAAATGTTGCGCTTATATTGTTTGGTATTTTAATAATTACCACTCCAGAGCCACCACCAAAAGAATTTGTATTTATTGATACTGCATTATCACCTCCATTTCCTCTATTAGCTGCGCCAACGGTATTTCCAACGCCATAAATACCTGAACCACCTGTACTATACGTAATAGGAGAGCCAGTTATGTTTGAATTTCTTCCAATTCCACGTGTTGGTGTTCCACCAGCACCTCCAGCACCACCACCACCACCAGCAGCACCAGCATTATTGTCATTACCACCTGCAAATCCATAACCTACACCTCCTGATGGACTTGTTTGTGTGGAAATACCACCAATAGTTAATATAGTAAATGAAGCACCACCACCACCACCAGAACCACCATTTAAACCATTATCGCCTCCAGTATCACCTCTACCTCTACCTCCACCGCCACCGCCAATAGCAATTATATTATTTGTTAAACTTGAATTACCTCCATTACCTCCATTTGTAGGTGAGGTTGAAGAAGTACCACCTGCACCACCCTGACCTACGAATAAAGGATAACTTGTATTTTTATTTAAAGAAATATTACCCTCAACAAAACCTCCAGCACCACCACCACCACCATTCCAACCTCCACCTCCAAAGGCTGTATATTGACCTCCAGCACCACCACCACCTGCAACAACAAGGTAATCAACTGCGACTGTAGATGCTACAACATCTAAATTAGCACTCGTTAAAGTTGCCGCTCCCGTTACACTTGCCGCTAATGTTGCCGTTCTTGCTATGGTTGCATTTGTAACCGTTGCAGTGCCATTAACATCAGCTACAAACGTAACACCAAACGAAGCCTCAGCAGAACTTTCAGCCATTGCCGTCGCTTCAGCAGATATAATTCTTACTATTTGTGCATCTGCACTTGTCAGAGCCGTAGCATCGGCAGAGGCATTGACAGTGTATGTTAATTGCGCCGATGCAGATGTTTCAGCCGTTGCCGTTGCCGAAGCGTTAACGGGTATAGTTATTTGTGCGGCTGCGTTTGTTTCAGCCGAAGCCGTTGCACTTGCCTCTAAAACTTTAGTAAGAATAGCCGTTGCGCTTGTTTCGGCTGCGGTTGTTGAACTACTTTCTAAGGTGACTATTCTTAATAAATCAGCCGTTGTTTCGCCCGTCGCAGTTACAGAAGCATCGACTAATACAATACCCTGAGTAACGACATCTAAAATACTTGTTGCCGTAGCGTTAGCGTTTACCGAAGCAGAAAGTAATTTACCTATTTGTAAGCCTCCTGTAGTTGTTGCCGTTGCATCAACACTTGATTGTATATTTTTTGAAATAGTTAAAGGCGCGCTAACATTTGCATTAGCATCAACCGAACTATTTATATTTATAACCTTTGTAAGATTTGCCGTAGATGTACCCAAAGCATTAACCGAAGCAGCCACATCAACCGTTCCTTGTTGGAAAACTGTAAGGTCGGCAAAAGATGACGCAATAGCATTAGCCTGCCCAATTACGGACATTATTAATTTTAGATTTGCCGACGTTGTGGCGATACCATTAACCGAAGCTGCGACGTTAACACCCGTAAGGATATATGAATCATAAAACACTCCTGTAAATGAAATAAAACGCCTATCGTGGCTAATCTTTAAATTTTTTACTTGATATAATTTATCACCCCAAACTACGCGAGATTCTTCGGTAATTGTGGATATATAACGAATGGTAAAATCACATATATTTTTAGCCGTGTTTTTACCGTCTATAATAGTCTCGTTTGAACCGGGCAACTTGCTTTCTGCAAAAGCCCAAATAGTAGCAATATCTGCCCAACTTTCGGAAGCAAAACCACTCAACGACCTTACTCGCGTAACGTTCTGAAGGATTATCCTATCCCTCATTTTGCCAGTAACTTCGTTTTTGTTATACTTCATTACAAAATTTGAACTCGATATTGGTCTAATAAATATTCCGATGCCGTAGGTAATTTCTTAACATAATCTTGTCTATTATCATACGCATCGGTAAGCATTAATAAAATGGCTTGTTTTATTTGTGCAGGAACAGAACTTGGTTCTGAACCATAACCAGCCGTATAAGTAATGGTCACATCATTTATATTTCCATATAATGTTGGCCATGTTTTTCCGTAGGCTAAAGATAGCCTTGCAGGTTTTTCGAAAGTATCAACAATGTAATTATTTGCGCTAAATGTTTGCGTAGTATTTTGGCTATCTGCATATTGAAAAGAGGTAACCGAAATAACAGGCGATACACTTAAGTAAATAGTACTTAATCTTAAGTAATCTAATTTCTCGGTTATTGTTTGTGTAATTAGGGCTTGATTTAAATATCTTTCGGCTGCTTGTCTGGCACTTTGCAATAAAGTAGTAATAAGGGTATCTTCAGTTGAATCGTCAACTTTTAGATAATCCTTTACTTCTTGTAAGGTGAAGATTTCAATTGCAGGTTGTGTGGTTACTTTCCAAGCCATTGTACATTTTTTAAAGAAGGGATGAGTATTTCTACCCATCCCATTTTTTATATATTAGGTCAACTTATTGGCTAAGTGCTTAATGGCAGCAGCCTGTAAAAGTTTACCGTCATATCTCGCATAAAGTAAAAAGCCTAACTCCATTTCATCCATGAATCTTTCGCGTAATGGCACTAAGACATTATTTGAAACTTGACGAATGATGTATTTAGACCAATCACCGAAATAAACAATCTTTGCAGCAGTTGCCTGAGTTGCAGGAAGATCATTGTTTATGAAGAAATTGTAACCCAACAATCTATCAGGAATACCGTCTCTCAATGATGGTTGGAATAAGGTTGTATTACTATTATCTAAGTTAAGTTTTCTTACCGCACTTAAAATAGTGTCGTTCATCATGAATGCAGCAGATAGACTATTTCTATAGTTAACATCAACTGAATGAATAAGGTCAACTAAGTTTGACGCAGTAAAAGCCGTTTGGCTTGCAGATACCGCACCCTGAGTAGTATTGGCAGCAAAACCTGTAGGCTTTCCAGAACCATCACCTGTAGTAAATGCAGTATTTAAGCCTCTACCTAAACGCTCACCTAACATAATTGGTAATTCTGTATTCAATAAACCAAACTCATCATTTGCCCATTCAACAGATACCTTTACTAATGTGTTAATAACGTGCGCTGCAAAAGTTTCGCGTGTAAAAGTCATATCCTGAACAGTAACCGCTCCACCTTCAGTATGCCATGAACCAGTTGTGCCAGTATCATTTACTTTAGGATAGTACAAAGTACCTGCCTGTGGAGTTGAAATAATACGAGATACTTGTAACATTGGGCCATAGTAAGCCATTGTTTTTTCAAGTTCATAGGAGAATTGGTAAGGAATCACAAAACCGCCTGCTAAGCCACTTTCGGAAGTAGTGATAGTTGCCGTTCCTCTCATTTCTTTAAGTAACGTTTGGTCTTTGCTACTCAACTCTCTTTTGGCAATAGCTTTCATAAATGCTACCTGATATTCTGGAGACTTTATAATCTCTCTTTTATCAGTTGGCAATGCAGCTATAGTGTCCTCAATTTTACTAACGCCTCTTTCTTCGGTGTTAAGTTCGTTCCATCTTTCAAGTCTTGAAATCTGTTCTGTATAGTTTTTAAAGTTTGCATCCGCAGCATCCCATTGTGCCAGTTCTTCGGCATTCATTAGACGTCCTTCGGCTGATGCTCTTTTTTGCAAGTCTTCCATTATCGCATAGTCGGAAGCCCGCTTTTCTCTCAGCAATTTAGAGTTCATTATTTTGTTTTTAAATTTAGTAAATGCAGGGCGTTCCTGCGTAACTCGTTTTGTATATTAATTTCTGACTTAACAGATATATCAATCACTTTTTGTAATTCTTCATCAATCTTTCCTGTCGTTTGCTCGTAGCTTCTTTTGGCTACCATAGTATCAGGATTAGCCGGATATGTTACCGGTGAAACATCATATACTTTCTTTATGCCTCTAATAACTCTCTTTGGTTTCATCCCTTCCCTTTCTTGCCAGTCTTCGGCTTCTACGCTAAATGCAAATGACGATTGGTACACATCACCACGTTTAACCATTTCCAAAAGGTCATTACCTAAAGTTGTATTTGGTGCTTCAAAAGAATATTCTAAAGCATTTCCAGTTAGGTTTAATTTTAAAGTACCTGATTTGGTTCTGGCTAAAACCATGTTAGCATCATGATTAAATAAAGCTACGACGTCGGAAAAATCAGAATTTTTAAATACGTCTGCGCTCATTTCTTCGTCATACCAACCCATGTCATAGGCAGAATTAAAAACGGTTGCAGTGCCTACGATTGTGCGAGATTCTGGCATAGCCCTAAACTCATAATTTATACTTCTTTTTTCCATTGTTTCTTCTTTTGACCTTTCGTCCATTATTTTATTAGCAGTCTTTTCTGCCCATGGTAACATCGTTGAACCACCCCAAGCGTCATACATTATTGAACCGCATATTTCGTTATCGTCTTCATCAAAATATTTGCCCTGGTCATACACTTTTGCTCGACTTAAAAAGCTATATGTTCTTATTACCTCATCCTCACTTAATGCCTCTTTGTTTGATAATTGCCTTGCTCGTGTCCAACCTACAGAAGTACCACATTTAGAGCCATTCTCTTCTTTGTGCTTTAATGCTTTCTTTGCTGCATTAGTAGCTGATTGAGGGTAGTTGCTGTATGGCATAAATCAATCTTTAGAATTTTCTTCACCATTCATTTCTTCTTCGCTATCATCCTCAATGTCTATACTACTTTCACCTTTCTCATGTGCTATTCCTTCGGTAGATGGTTCAATCTTTATATTAGATGCTAAAGGCAATTCATAACTATCTCCACCTTTGTAAGGATTCATATTTTCTTTAATCCTTATTTCGTTTGGTGACATCGCCAGTACATTTCGCATTGTTGTATAATAAGATGATCGTGCCGCAACGTCACCGCGAAGTAAGCCATCAAGATTAAATCGAGTGCTATACTTATCTTTCTCAACTTCAAAAAATATTTTTCTATTGAACTCTGATTCTATCGTTTCGCAAAGAGGCATGATGGTATAATTGACAAACATTTGGCTTAACTGTTCCATGTTGCCAAAAGTTGCTTTATCCATATCTTCCAATAAAACACCTGGAACACCCGTAATGCGTGCTATATCCGAAATAGTAGCCTTCTTAGTTTCATTAAATGCTGCATCGGCAGGATTAAGCCCTACTTTTTGAAAGTCCATTCCTTCCTCTAAAATAGCAGTACCTCCAGCGTTTTGACTACCACCAAAAGCACGGTTAAAACTACCTTTTAATCTGTCGTATGCTTCATTGGTTAATCTTCCAGGATGCTTTAAAACTCCGTTTAAATGAGCACCATTTTTGTAAAAGTTAGCACCATAATTTCTATTTGCTAAAGCTAAACCAAAATTGTCACGGTGAATGTCTGGCACCAATAAAGCTTTTACGCCATCCCATGCAAGATTGGGAATGTAAATAATGTTATCGCTCCTATATGTTTTGTTATTCTCTTTATTCTTAAATACAAGTTCATTCCTACTATTATAACTCATCTCTATTTTAGTAGGATTGAGAATAGTAAATGAGTTTATTCTTGTAGTTATGCTATTTCTATTTATCGACGCGTAAAAAGCACCATGTGACAAATAGTGTAGCACCATTGTTTTATAAAAAGTGTGAGATGTGTATAAGTCTGAGGGCTCTCTTGCAATTACTTTATAGTTAGGATGGTCTTTTGCTATCCTTATAAATCCATCGTCCTGTTTTTCAATAATATCAAATGGAATAGATGCAATAACACCGCCAAGTATTTGAGTAGCTCTATAAAATGCAGGAAGTCCTATAATTGAATATTCATCGACTGCCACACCAGCCATAGAACCTCGCTGAAATAGTGCGCCTAAGGTATCGCCATTTATTGGCGTGTTAGGATTTTCTATACTTGCGCGAGTATTAGAAAAAAAAGACCGCATGGAGTTAATTATTCCCATGCGGCAAATATAAACCAGATTAGTATGAAGTTATGTACTTTGAGTAACAGATTAAACAAAGCGAATGGTCATGTAATTGCTTTTTGCTTTCCTGAAACTCTCATAGGTTTTATATTTTTCATCAAGTCCAAATGTATCCCTTTCTTCCTCTAGTTTAATCCATGCCTCTTGATGTGTTTTACATTCTCCCGATAATTCATAAAATCTATTGAAATATCCATCGGTTGAATTAATTTGCCTGACTTGTTTGGCGTAATCTTGCTTTGTCATTAACTTTTCCATAATTGATATTTTTTAGCTTTTCAATTAGGTACATTTCTATAACATTAATAAGCCTTGTTGGCGTTCACCAGAGGTGTAAATAGTTGGTTTATCTTCTACCATTATTTGAGCGTATGCCATTACCATAGCTACAGGCCCATCCACTTTTTCAGTTGACTTCGCTTTATCTATTTTAATATTTCCAGCAGGATCAAATCTAAGCATAACATTTGACATCATCCACTCCATTACTGGATTTCCGTCGTGTGTTATTTCACTTGATAAAAACATCTTTTCCACTTCTTTTGTTGGAGCAGACATAGAAATAAATCCCTGTCCGAAAGGTTTCATTATTGCTCCATCGTTTGTAAGCTGGATAACAAGTTGACTTGCATTCCATCGGTCAAAAGCTATGCACTCGATTTTATACTTTGCGGTTAATTCAATGACTTTGGCTTTTATAAAATCATAATCAGTAACATTACCGTCTGTCATTACTATATCTCCATCCTGTGCCCATTGGATGTAGTTAACGCCATCCGAAAGAGATCTTTCTCGCACGTTATCTTCCGGACAAAAGAAATATGATTTTATATGTGGTTTATCAATTCCCTGTTGTACAGGAAAACAAAGTACTAAAGCCGCAATGTCACGCGTGGAAGCTAAATCTAAACCAGCGAAGCACTTTTTATTATAAAGTACATCATCGTCTAATTTTAACCTTGTAGCCTCAATATAACTATTGGATATCCAAACACTGGAGGTAGTTGTCCATACGTTTAAATTCTTAGTCATGAATTGTATTTGCTTTGCTGCCCCTTCATTCAATGCTTTTTGAAATTGGTCATCCATGTAACTAATATACGGAGTAACCCCAAGATTAGGATTGGATTTTGTCCAATTCTTTTTGTCTTGCCAGTCATCGCCTTCATCTAAGCAAAATAACAAAGGAAAAACCGATTCATCTACCTTCCTTTTTTCTAAAATATCAACCATTACCTTCCTGAATTGGTAACAAGGCGATTCTCGGTTAAATCCTGCTGTCGTAGTAATTAAAAGTAATGGCTGCGTTCTTGAGCCCATACCCGTTTCCATTACCTCTAAAACGTCACTTGTTTTATGCGAATGATATTCATCTATGCCTGCAAAATGTGGGTTTAAGCCATCAAGGGTATTAGCATCAGCAGATACGGCTTCAAATTTTGAGTTAGTTGACGGTACGTTGCAATTATATTTTAAAACATTAACTAACTTGTTAAAATAGCGTGAATCAGTCTTTATTGATTTAAGAAATACTTTTGCCGTATCAAATGCAATTCTAGCTTGATCCCTCGTAGTTGCAGCCGTATAAACCTCCGCACCCGTTTCGTTATCACATAAAAAACAATATACGGCAATGGCAGCCGCTAGTTCTGTTTTACCGTTCTTTCTAGCTATTTCAAGATATGCTTTGCG